AGGGATTCAGGAACAGATGGCTTCCTTACAGTATCAACTGGATATTAGAGTAACGGCTTTAACAATGTACCAGAGTGCATTGGAAGTTAAAGAGGATGAAGAACCCAAAGAAAATGGTAAGGATAAAGGGGATTAAGAATGCCTCTTTCACGATATACTTTTCAACCCGGAATTAATAAAGAAGGAACTTCTTATAGTAATGAAGGTGGTTGGTATGATTGTGATAAGGTTAGATTTAGAGCCGGTAGACCAGAGAAAATAGGTGGATGGGAAAAGGCTACTAATGATTCTTTTCTTGGATCAGCTAGAAAAATACATCAATGGGTTTCATTAGATAATCAAAAGATGATAGCGTTGGGAACGCAGCTTAAATTATATGTAAAGCAAGGGAACATTTATAATGATATAACCCCACTTAGAACTACAACATCAGCAGGGGATGTAACTTTTGGTAAAGAAGAAAATGGTTCAGCACAGATTAATGTAACCGATGCTTCTCACGGAGCAGTTGTAGGTGACTTTGTTACCTTCAGTGGAGCAGACAGTCTGGGTGGCAATATCACTGCTACAGTATTAAACCAAGAATACGAGATTGCCAGTATTACAAGTGCTAATGTTTATACCATTGAGGCTAAAGATACTGATGGCGATGAAGTTACTGCTGCTGCTGGGGATTCTGGTAATGGTGGTGGTAGTGTAGTCGGTGCATATCAAATCAATGTCGGTTTGAATACGTATGTTAGTAATTTAGGTTATGGTTCTGGTTATTGGGGACAATCTACATGGGGTGGGGGTACTTATGGATTTGCATCACAATTAAGACTGTGGACATTAGATAATTTTGGAGAAGATTTAATAGCTTGCCCACGATTGGGACAAATTTATTATTGGGATAAAAGTGGTGGAGTAACAACTAGGGCAATACCTTTATCATCTTTATCAGATGCAGCTGATACACCAACAGCAGCTATGCAAGTTTTAGTATCAGAACAGGATAGACATGTAGTTGCTCTTGGAGCCAATACTATAGGTACTTCAACACAAGACCCTATGTTAGTTAGGTGGTCATCCCAAGAAGATGCTGGTATGTGGACTCCTAAAACTACAAATACAGCAGGTGGTTTAAGATTATCAGCCGGTTCAGAAATTATAGGAGGAGCGAGGACTCGCCAAGAAATAGCTATATTTACAGATACATCTATCTATAGTATGCAATTTATTGGACCGCCTTTTACTTTCGGTATTAACTTGGTAACAGAAGGGGTGAGTATGGTTTCACCTCAAGCAGCTATCAATGCTAATAATACTATTTATTTTATGGATCAAGATAACTTCTATAGTTATTCAGGTTCAATTCAAGCAATTCCTTGTACTGTAAGAGCCTATGTTTTTGATGATTTTAATAAAGGACAACAATATAAAGTTTTTGCTGCTAAGAATGCTAATTTTAATGAAGTAACTTGGTTCTATTGTTCTGGTGACTCCGATGAAATAGATAGATATGTAACCTATAATTACGTGGATACAGTTTGGACAATCGGAAGTATGGAGAGAACTGCTTGGATTGATGAAGGATCGGCAACCACTAAACCTTTAGCTGCCGGTGTAAGTGGAACTACAACTAATTATCTATATAACCAAGAGACAGGTGCTGATGATGACGGAAGTGCATTAACCGCATATGTAGAGAGTTCAGATTTTGATGCTGGTGATGGCGATCAATTTATGTTTATTAATAGATTAATTCCTGATGTATATTTTTATGGAACATCAGGAGACCCGAATTTAACTTATTCAATTAAAACAAGAGACTATCCTTTAGGTACTTTAAGTGTAGCAACAACAGCTTCAGTTAGTTCAACAACTGGTGTTTCTTATATAAGAGCAAGAGCCAGACAGATGAGAATACGGATTGAAAGTACAGACATAAATAATTTATGGCGTTTAGGTGATACTCGTTTTGATATTAAAGTGGATGGCAGAAGATGAGTGATTCATTTAGTGTTAATACCCCTTTGGAGTTACCGAAAGATGAATATAGTAAGGAATATTTTATTCGGATAATTAATCAACTGCGTTTAAACTTCCAACAATTTGATTCACCAAATGAAATTAGAGCAGTTCAACAAACCTTTGATTGGTTTATTTCATAATGGCAAATAATTATATTAATGTAATTAAAACCCTCACAGGTACAAGTGCTACTGGTGTTTATACTGTCCCTAATGATAAAGTAGCTATAGTAAAAACGTTAAGTGCTTACAATACTGCCACAGGTGCTGCTACTGTTATCACAGTACAACTGACAGATACAAGCGCAACCGGTACAATAACTTGGGACAAGGCAAGTGTGGCTGCGGTAACACGTAAAGCTTTCTTGCAAAATGGAGAAGTATTAGTATTAGATGAAACAGATGTAATAAAATTAACAGCTAGTGTAGCGAATAAATTTCATGTCTACATTGGTATTTTGGAAACGGATTAGGAGACCACACTATGAGTAATTTTCCACTAGAAGATGCAGCAGAGCATCTAGCAAAACAAGGGCGTTATGGCGATTCTATGCTGGTTCATATGAACCCTATAGAAGTTGATGCTATTTCAAAGTTATCCCCTACGGGTAAACTAACTACAAATCCACAAACCGGACAACCAGAAGCATTTTTACCATTGTTGTTTTCACTAGCTGCACCTAGTGTGTTAGGTGCTATGGGAGCAACTGCTTTGAGTCCTCTTGTAGCTTCTGCTTTAGGAACAGGTTTAGGAACAGTAGCTGAAGGAGGAAGTCTTAAAGAAGGCATAAGCGCAGGTTTAATGGGTGGTTTAACTGGAGGACTGCTTCAGAATGTAATGCCGGCTGCTGGTACTGAACTAACAAAAGGGATACCAGCAACAGGTACTACACCTGCGGTACCTCCAACGTCAGCAGCATTACCAGATACATCAACTATCGCAAATCTACAAACAGCAACAAGTCCTAGTGCTGGTGCTATAGGAGGAGGAGCAGCAGAACAAGGATTATTAGGTAATTTTGCTTCAAGTATAGGATTGCAACAAGGTGCTACACCTGACATGCTAACAGGTGCTACGCCTATAGGATTAACTAGAGGTCAAGCTTTTAAATCTTTTGGAATTCCTGCGGCAGCATCAGGTCTCGTTGGAGAAATGTATGTTCCAATGGATATGCAAGGCATGCCTGAAGAAGAAAGTCCTTATCAATACGAAGGACCTTATATGCCTACAGAACAAAGAACTATGACTGGTCCAGTTGATCCGTTAGCTTCTGCTTTTGGTGGAGAACAAATAATGCTTGAAGGTAATGTATTACCACCCGGATTTAATATGCGTTATGGTGGTTTAATTAAACGCTTAGAAAAAGGTGGAATGCCTAAAGCACAACAGCAGATAGAAGAAAGTGCTGATACATTAGAGAGAAGGGCGCAAGATCAGAGGATACGTGAGTATCAAAGAAGTATTATGGCTGCGCCTACTGTTGATCCTCGAATACAAGAAACATGGCAAGGAATTCCGATTCCAACAGCAGGTATAGAAAGTATGCAAGGTGATCCTAATTCATGGCAAGGAATGCCTATACCTACATCCCCACCTCAAGCACCATCACCTTATCAAGCACCATCAATGGGTGAAATATGGGATGAATCTGGTAGAGGATTATCACAGGCAATTCCATTAAATACTAAATATAATCCTTTAGTCTATGGAGCCAGAGGACTTAGTACATTGTTTGGTAAAGGTATTGCAGAAGCTATGGAAGCTGTTGATGAAGCTAGAGCAAGGAGAAAAGAAAAAGAATAATGGCTAATAAAGGTGGTGGATTACGCCAAATGTTTGGTGGATTTGGTCAAGGCTATAGTGGCTTTGGTCGAGGCTTTGGTGGCTTTGGTCAAGGCTTTGATTATGGTAATCCAAATATACCTAGTTTCAGTGGGAAGGGTGGTGGTTGGACACCTCCAGTGCCAGTTTTACCAAACCCACCACAACCTATTTCAGGAGGAAAAAAGGGTGGCAAAGGAAAAAGAGACCCATATAGATCACCTTCTTTAGAGGAGCAATATGCTGGTCTAAATCAAGTAAGAGAATTTGAACCTTTAGGTATTAGAGGTTATACACCCCCAGTATATACACAGCCGATGTTTAATCCATTGGTATATGGTGCTTATGGTGG